TGGCGGTACCAACAGCAACACGCCTTCGACCCCGGCGGATCTGAACGAAACCTCGCTTGAGGCGGCTGTTATTCAGATCGCTGCTTGGACTGATGAGCGTGGGCTGCTGATTGCGGCTAAGCCAAAGAAGCTGATTGTTCCCCCCGCGCTGATGTTCGTTGCAACCCGCCTGCTTGAGACCGAGCTTCGTGTTTCGACTGCGGATAACGATATCAACGCTCTGAAGAACAATGGTTCGATCCCCGGCGGTTACGCGGTGAACCACTTCTTGACTGATACCAACGCGTGGTTCCTGACCACCGACGTTCCCAACGGACTGAAGCACTTTGTGCGGACTCCGCTGCAGAACTCGATGGACGGCGACTTTGATACTGGCAACGTCCGGTACAAGGCTCGTGAGCGTTATTCATTCGGCTGGTCGGATCCGCTCGGTATGTACGGTTCGCCGGGCGCCTAAATCTTTCTTGTAAAGATTGGAAAAGGGGGCTTGCGCCCCCTTTTCTTTTGTGCTAAAAAGCTTTTATTCCGGGGTTACCGGAGCGCTTGACTGGTCCCGGCCAGACGACATGCAGACAGCGCTCTTATCTCGCATGTGAGATTCAAATGGCTAATACCACTTTTAGCGGTCCGGTTCGTTCACAAAACGGTTTTCAGACTGTTTCGATTGATTCTACAACTGGTGCTGTTACGACGACTGCGGCGTTTGGTTCGACCGTGGCGACTCCCGGTACCGTGTCCGCGCTGACGGGCACCGCGCCTGTTGCTGGCGGTGCAGAAGCTGTGCTGCTCACTTCGACCGCTGGTCTTGGTATTTATGTCGGTTCTGGTGCACCTACGATTTCGGCGGCTCAAGGTTCACTGTATATCCGTACAGATGGCTCGTCCACCAGCACTCGCCTGTACGTGAACACCACTGGTTCAACTACGTGGACTAACGTCACGACCGCTGCCTAATAGGAGGTTTGCCATGATGCAGACCGATGTTTTGGCGTCTCATGTTGAGGCGACTGGCACTATGGTGACGGGGCGGGTGAGGGTAAAGGGGTATCAGTGTCTTTCAGGAGGCACTGCCGGGGACATTATTCTGCGAGATGGTGGGGCAACTGGCACTATCCGATTGCAGTTTAATATTCCTGCCAATACAAACAACCCTTTTGCTAATTTGATCCCCGGCGAGGGCATTTTGTTTTACACCGATGTGCATGTAACACTGCCTACCTCTGCAAAAATCACCGTTTTTTACGGGTGATACATGGACTTCGACGAAGCCTTCCACCACCTTCTCGGGCACGAGGGGGGCTACTCGAATCACGAGAGTGATCCGGGCGGTGAGACCATGTGGGGGGTCACGAAGGTTGTGGCCCGTGCCCACGGGTACGAAGGTTTGATGAAAGATCTGCCGGTTGGTGTTGCCAAGGCGATTTATCGTAAGTCGTACTGGGATGCTGTTCAGGCCGAAAGCCTACCCCCTCTTATCCGCTATGCTGTCTTTGATGCTGGCGTAAACAGCGGTCCGGGTACGTCTATCAAGTGGTTGCAGGAAGCGGTGGGCGCTACGCCTGACGGAGTACTTGGCCCGAAGACGTTGGCCGCAATCAATGAGCTTGACCCGTCCTCTACCTTGCGCCGGATGCTTGCTAAGCGGCTTGCCGCTATGACCTCGATGTCTGGCTGGCCCTCGTTTTCTCGTGGTTGGGCTAGGCGTATTGCTACGCTCTTGGAGGCGTAGATGATTCAAGCCCTCATTCCGGTGCTGGCTCCTATTCTTGGGAAAATTGTCGCGTCAAAATTCCCTGATCCGACAGAAGCCGCCAAGGCCGAGGCTGAGGTTGCCTCACAACTTTGGCAGAACGCACATCAGCTCAACGCGGCTGCAGCGGATATTATCAAGACTGAAGCAGCATCAACTCACTGGCTTGCTTCAAACTGGCGCCCTCTGACGATGATTACCTTCGTACTGCTGATCGTGGCGCGATGGTTTGGTTGGGCTGCTCCGGGTCTGTCGGAAGCCGAGTATCTGAAGCTCTGGTCTATTGTTGAGTTTGGGCTCGGAGGCTACGTGATTGGCAGGTCGGTTGAAAAGATCGCACCGACTATAGCGGACGCAATCAAGAGGTAAGTATGGCTAAGACTCCCGCTTGGACGCGCAAGGAAGGTAAGAACCCAAAGGGTGGGTTGAACGCCAAAGGCCGCGCCAGTTACAACGCGGCTAATCCGGGTAAGCCGGGGTTGAAGCCCCCGCAGCCTGAAGGCGGCTCCCGGCGAGATTCGTTCTGTGCCCGGATGAAAGGTATGAAGAAGAAGCTAACCTCTGCGAAGACGGCGAACGATCCGAACAGTCGAATCAATAAATCTCTACGGGCTTGGAATTGCTGAGGTGTTTGAATGGAAATGATGGTCTGGAACATTGTCCTGACAGCGATTGTTGCGCTCATGGGGTATATAGTGAAAGAGAAGTTTGCTGAACTCGGACGTATCAGCATTTTGCTGAACAAAACTCGGGAAGAGGTCGCTCGGGACCACATAACTCGCGCAGAGTTTCGTGCGGATGTCCAGCAGCTTCTGGACAGGTTTGATCGGATAGAGCGCAAGCTCGATACTATTGCAACCGACCGAAGATCCAGTCAAAATGCCCTCTAGCACTCCAAAACAAGCTCGCACGATGCGAGCTGCCGCACATGACCCCTCGTTTGCCAAAAAGCTTGGCATCCCTCAATCCGTAGCTCGTGAGTTCGTTCAGGCCGACAAAGGCCGTAACCCCAAAGGAACTGACATGAAATCCATGCCGATGATGATGATGAAGAAAAAGGCTCCCAAGAAAATGATGGGTGGTGGTAAAGCCTACGCCGCCGGTGGTCTGGCCGCAGGCCACAAAGCGGCTGACGGTGTTGCTAAGAAAGGCAAGACAAAAGCCAAAAATATCACGATGCGTTCTGGCGGGAAGTGCTGACATGAGTGATGCTTTTAGAAAACCGACGGCGAGCGAGCAGAAGCGATTGGATCGCGGACGCAAAATGGTTCGCGAAGGTAGTATGGCAAGCGACGACTTTCTTTCTAAACTGCTGCCCACTTATAAATATCAAGCACGTAATGACATGAAGCTCGGTCAGGAAGTACTTGATCGTGTGCCCGATAAGGCGCGTAATTATGATGCCTATATGGGTATGAAGCATTTGAAAAAAGGCGGGTACGTGACAGCTGCAGATGGCTGTGTTCAACGGGGCAAGACCCGTGGAAAGATGGTGTAAAAATGAAAAGTAAAGAACTGCTCGGAACATTATCGCCAGCTTACGGTCTTTTTTCTGGGAATGGGGCTTTCGGAAAATTAGCGGATAGCGGCCTTGGCGGAGTTGTTCCGACAATGCTTGCTCAGCAACGTAAGAAAAAAGATGGAACGCCCATGACTCCAGCGGAAGAAGCTGCGGCTGCTGCGGGTACAACAAGCATGATGCGCAAAGGCGGGAAAGTTAAAAAAATGGCTTCGGGCGGTTCTGCATCTAAGCGTGCAGATGGTTGCGCTCAGCGGGGCAAGACCCGTGGGAAGATGGTGTAGCCATGATGGCTTCACGTGGGATGGGCGCTATTCGTGCGTCAAAAATGCCTAAAGGTAAGACTCAGCGCCGTAAGGACGGGGATGCCTTTGAGATGTATGCTAAGGGGGGCTCGACATCTCGTGTGAACGAGGCTGGAAATTACACTAAGCCCGGTATGCGGAAGGCGTTGTTCGAGAAGATCAAGGGGCAGGCTACGCAAGGTACTGGCGCCGGTCAATGGTCGGCGCGTAAGGCACAGCTTCTTGCGAAGCAGTACAAAGCCAAAGGTGGCGGTTACAAGGGGTGAACGATGGCTCGAGGACGAAATCTTGCGGCGTTGGGGGCTTTGCTGGGTGCTGGGGCGCTGGCAGCTTCTCGCAAAAACACAACCGGAGCATCGGGCGATGGCGACGCTAGAAAGCTGGCTTTTCTTAAGCAGTATGCGGATACAAACCTAAAAATGACGCCCGGTGAAGAAGCGGCTGTGCGTCGGCGAGCACTGGCTGAAGAACCCGGCGGGCGGCAGCTGATTGTTTCGGAGGAAGCGTATCCTGTTTCAACGGGAAGTGGAAAGTTTCTTCGCTCAGGTATGAAGAAGGGTGGTATGGTTGGCTCCGCTTCTAAACGGGCAGATGGTTGTGCTCAGCGGGGTAAAACCCGTGGGAAGATGGTCTGATGAAAGCTCCGCAGCAGTCTCTTAAAAACTGGACTGCCCAAAAATGGAGGACTAAGAGTGGTAAACCTTCGTCCAAGACTGGTGAGAGATATCTTCCTGAAGCTGCTATCAAAGCTCTCTCACCTGCCGAGTACGCTACTACGACTCGTGCAAAGCGGGCTGGCAAGGCTGCGGGGAAGCAGTTCGTGAAGCAGCCGCCCAAGATTGCGGCTAAAACCGCAAGGTATAGATAATGACTACGACTGGCACTGCTACGTTCAATTTGGACATTAACGACCTGATCGAAGAAGCGTTTGAGCGCTGCGGTCAGGAACTGCGCACGGGTTATGACTTTCGGACTGCGCGTCGCAGTTTGAATTTGTTGACGATTGAGTGGGCAAATCGTGGCATCAACCTTTGGACGATTGAGCAAGGTCAGATTCCGCTTTATCCTAATCAGTCTATTTACGCGTTGCCAAATGACACAATCGATCTTTTAGATCAAGTGACGCGTACGAACGCAGGTAACGGTACGACGCAGGTTGATTTAAACATAAACAGAATCAGTGAATCGACGTATTCAACCATCCCTAATAAGTACGCGCAGGGAAGACCGATTCAGGTTTGGATCAATCGACAGACGGCCGAGACAAACGCTACAACGGCAACCGTCTCCACGCAAAACGTCGGTACTACCGATACCACCATCTATGTCAGTGACGTGACGCAACTTCCGGCAGCGGGGTTTGTGAAGATTGGTAGTGAGCTGATCAGCTATAGCAACTTGACGCAGCCAGATCCAAGTTCGACGGCAGGCTACATCAGCTATTGCGGGCGGGGGCAGCAGAATACAATAGCTGGCACACATGTAATCGGTGCGGCAATTTCCGTCGCGCGTCCTCCGTCAATCAATATCTGGCCGATTCCAAACCAAGGCTCGGTTGGGAGTCCCTTCTACATGTTTGTATACTGGCGGCTTCGTCGGATGCAGGATGCGGGGACGGGAACAAAGACTGCCGATATTCCTTTTCGTCTTCTGAACTGTATGGTAGCGGGGCTGGCGTATTACCTATCTATCAAATTGCCGGATGTAACGCCGGATCGTATTGCAATGTTGAAAGCAGATTACGAGCAGCAGTGGCAGCTTGCGGCGGAAGAAGACCGTGACAAGGCGAATGATCGTTTTGTTCCGCGCATCATGTACTACAGGTGATGTATGGCGGGCCCAAAGTATGCTTCTGGTAAACACAGTATCGCTGAATGCGATCGTTGCGGACAGCGCTATTTACTAAAGCAGTTGCGAAAACTGACCATTAAGACAAAAATGGTTAGCATCAAAGTCTGCCCCGAGTGTTGGGAACCAGACCAGCCGCAGTTGCAGTTAGGGATGTATCCGGTTTATGATCCTCAAGCGGTGCGCGATCCGCGTCCTGATGTCAGCTATCAACAATCCGGAACCAGCGGATTGCAAATAGAGCTGAATGGGGGTTCTGGACCCAACGCAGTAGGCTATTCTGAGCTTGGGAGTCGCGTCATTCAGTGGGGGTGGAACCCGGTGGGCGGCGCAAGAGCAGATGATGCGGGTCTCACGCCAAACAATCTTGTTTTGCAGATCGAAGTAGGCTCTGTCACAGTCGTGACCACGTAAAGGAATATCATGGACGCCAAGAAAGCTGTACACAGACACGAACGCGCTATGCACCCCGGCAAACCGCTGACTAAGATGGCTAAGGGCGGTAAGACCAACGCACAGATGAAGGCGATGGGTCGCAATCTTGCCAAGGTTGCCAACCAGAAGAAGTCGTCCTTCAAGTACGGAGGCTGAGATGGCTAAGTTCAGTATGAAAGTAGGTGGTAAAGAGATTGGTCCTGCGTCGGTCTATGCGGCTCCGCATACGATGGAAGGTAGTGCACGGGTTAAGCTTGGTAACGGCTACGACGCTGAGCCAACTTGTGCTGACTCGGTTGATATGTCGGTGGGTTGTATTAACCGGAATGGTTACAATCCTGCGCCTAAAACCTCCGGCATGAAAATGCGCGGCACGGGTGCGGCGACTAAAGGTGTCATGTCTAGAGGGCCGATGGCGTGAATTACACGCAGCTTTCTGCGGCGCTTGTCGCGTACACAGAAAATACGAGCAGTGACTTTGCTGCTCAGATCCCGACGTTTGTCCAGCAGGCTGAGCAACGGATCTACAACACAGTGCAGTTTCCGTCGCTGCGGAAAAATGTCACGGGGTCTACTACAGCAAACGTAAAGTACCTTTCTTGCCCCGATGATTTTCTTGCTGTTTATTCGATGGCGGTTGTTGATGGGGCGGGTGCGTACGAATATTTGCTGAACAAGGATGTTAACTATATCCGACAGGCATACCCTGATCCGACAGATGCCGCAATCCCAAAATACTACGCGTTGTTTGGGCCGACTGTGTCTGGCAGCACAATCACGAATGAGCTTTCTTTCATTTTAGGTCCGACTCCGAATACTGTTTATACGATAGAACTGCATTACTATTACTACCCCGAGTCCATTTCGGTGGCATCAAGCGGTCAGACGTGGCTTGGTGATAATTTTGATTCTGTACTGTTGTACGGCGCGTTGGTTGAGGCTTACACATACATGAAAGGTGAAGCAGATCTGATGGCGTTTTACAACCAAAAGTATATGGAGGCTTTGGGTCTGGCTAAACGTCTTGGGGATGGTATGGAGCGGCAAGATGCGTACCGTTCTGGGCAGTATCGACAGAAGGTAACCTGATGTCTATCCAGCAAGGCGCTACCAACGCATTTAAAATCGGCCTGCCAGCCGGAATTTTCAATTTTGCAACGGATACTTTTAAGATAGCGCTTTATACCGGCGCTGCTACACTTGGTCCGACAACTGATGCGTACACGCCTGAAAACGAAGTTGTAGCATCAGGCTATGCGGCAGGGGGTGAGGTTTTGGTTGTTAGTGTGCAACCCACAACGGGTCCGGATCCTAGCAGTACGACCGTTTATCTTTCTTTTTCAAATGTGTCGTGGACAAGCGCATTGACTGCGAGAGGAGCGCTGATTTACAAAGTCGGCGGCACTAACCCGACAGTGTGCGTGTTAAATTTTGGGGGAGATAAAACATCCGTTAACACGTTTACTGTTGAGTTCCCTGTTGCAACCAGCACTTCGGCGATACTTCGTCTTTCTTAAAGGAGTTTGAAATGTTTTCTAGTACAGCAAAACCCACCGATCAAGTTGCTGCGGCAGTTGCAAACGGTGGAGCATCTAAAGATGGTGTTCGAGGCGGCGGTGTTTTTCGCGTCGAGTGCTATGACAAAGACGGCAACCTTAAGTGGACTGAAGAGTCTCATAACCTTGTTGTCAATGTCGGTCTCAAAGACATGAACGATAAGTACTTCTCGGGGTCTGGTTATACTGCAGCTTGGTACATCGGTCTGTATGGTGCTGCTGCGTCAAACAACCCGGCGGCGGGTGACACGATGTCGTCCCACGCTGGCTGGACTGAAGTTACGGCTTACAGCCAAGCAACTCGCCCACAAGCTTCGTTTGGTGCTGCAACGACGGCTGATCCGTCTGTTATAACCAATTCTTCGTCTGTTGCGGTGTTCAGCATCACTGGTACGACCACTGTTGGTGGCGCTTTCTTGACTTCCAACAGCACAAAGGGTGGTACCACGGGCACGTTGTTTTCAGCGTCTGACTTTGCTTCGCCCGGTGATCGTTCGGTTGTCAACGGCGATACGCTCAATGTTACCTATACTTTTAGCCTTGATGCGGCGTAAGGAATTAACATGGCAACGAAATTTACGAAAGGTCAGGTGGTGGCGGCAAACGCCGTGATCCCCCAAGGTCCGGTTTTGTCTTTGCGGATGGATGAGGACGGCACTTTTTACTACTTGATCGAATGGGTTGATGCGGATGGTAACGCTCAACAGCGTTGGTTTGAGGAGTCTCAGTTGACGGCTGCTTAAGGGTGTTTGGTGTTTGGTATACAACCATTTTCTACTAGCCCGTATGCAACGCTGCCTTTTTCTGGTGTTAGCTATGAGGTAGTAGTAAACGAGACTACCGTTGCTTCAGATTCTCTGGGCGCAGCGGTAGTCTTCGTTAGTAGTGTTAGTGAGTCTTCTACCGGTGCGGATGCTGTAGCATCTTCACTCTTTTTAAGTTCTTCAGTCTCTGAGTCAGCAAGCGGGTCAGATTCGTTTGTAGCTGTTGCTTCTTTAAGTTCTTCAGTCTCTGAGTCAGCAAGCGGGTCAGATTCGTTTGCGGCTGTTGCCTCTTTGAGCGCTTCAGTTTCCGAATCAGCCACTGGCGCTGATTCGTTTGTAGCTGTTGCTTCTTTAAGGTCTTCAGTTTCCGAATTGGCCACTGGCGCAGATGCACTAGCAGCTGAAGTTTCTCAAAATGCTTCTGTCTCTGAATCAATTACCGGTCTAGATACATTTTCGACTAGCGCTACGTTTGTGTCGGCCATCTCTGAGTCAAGCACAGGCTCGGATTCGTTTGCGGCTGTTGCCTCTTTGAGTTCTTCAGTTTCCGAATCAGCCACTGGCGCGGATTCCTTTGCGGCTGTAGCTTCTTTAAGTTCTTCAGTTTCCGAATCAGCCACGGGCTTAGACGCAGTCGCAACGTCAGTGCCGTTCGCTTCATCAATTTCTGAATCCGTTGCAAGTGTCGATTCCGTTTCAACTTCGGTGCCGTTTGCTTCTTCAGTTTCTGAAACTGCTGTGGGTTCCGACGCTGTCGCTTCCTTGGCGTCTCTAAGCGTATCAGTTTCTGAAACTTCTACGGGGCTTGACACGTTTGGAGCTACTGCAACTTTTAAAGCGACTGTTTCTGATACTGGTACTGGGGTAGATTCTTCGAGCACTTCTTTGGCTTTTGGAGCCGCTGTATCAGAAACGGCAGTAGGTTCTGTAGATACTTTTGGTAGTATTTCTCGAAGTTCATCTGTTTCGGAATCTGCTATAGGCTCGGACGCTAACGGTGCCACTGCCACCTTTGCTTCTACTTTTGTAGACTCGGCGGTATCAAATGATGCTGTATTAACCTTAGCGCTTTTTACTCCCGAAGTGTCGGAGACCGCTACTGGGCTAGACGCTACAAATGCTAATTTTTCTGTCGGGGCTAGTGCGCTTGAGAGCGCCACAGCGACTGATTCTGTGATTGGCGAAAACTCGATTCGTCTTTTTGTAGAAGAAAACGCCGTCGGTTCGGATGCTTTTACAGCTTCTCCCGCTTTTAACCTGCAGTTTTTTGCTGCATTATCTGGCTTTGATGTTGTAGGTTCTTCGGCAGCGTTTGCAGTTTCTGTTTTGGATACTGTTACGGCGCTTGAGGACGTTAGTACAGTTGTGTCTTTCATATCGTCTATATCAGATAGCGCTACGAGTTTAGATTCGGTTTCTACTGAGTCCGCTATATTTTTGTTTGTTGACGATGCGGCTACGGCAGCAGACACATTTGCTTTAGTGTTAGATATTGATGTTAGTGTTGAGAACACGGTTTTAGGTAGCGTTCAAGTAACTAGAGCTGTTAGTTTTTTGGGCTCTATATCTGACAATGCGGCTGTTTCCGATTCATATCCTGTATTTTTTGAAGGCGCTTTTGCGTCTTCGCCTTTTTCGACAGCTCCTTATTCGGCAGCCGTTTTTTATAGGCAGTCATTCGTAACTGCGTCGGTAATCTTTCTCGCCTCCACTTCAGCGTCTTCTGTTGCAACCGATATTACCGGAGGCAGCCGTGCTTTTATTAACGCTGTTGATGAGTCTTCGGTGGGTTCCGATGTAACAGAGGCTGTGTTCTTTGTTGGTGCTAGTGTGCTTGAGAGTGCGTCTGCGTCGGACATTAGTTTTTCGATTGCGGTTCTTGAAACACTTGTACTAGAGTCGCTTGTAGTGGTGGACACGGCTTCTTCTGCTTCTGTCTATGTGACGGATATTTTCGAAACAACAATTGTGACGGATATAACCGAAGCTGCGCGTGTCTTTTTTGGTTCTGTTGATGAGTCTTCGGTGGGTTCCGATGTAACAGAGGCTGTGTTCTTTGTTGGTGCTAGTGTGCTTGAGAGTGCGTCTGCGTCGGACATTAGTTTTTCGATTGCGGTTCTTGGGACGCTTGTGCTAGAGTCGCTTGAAGTGGCGGAGTTGATCTCTTCTACGCTCATTTACACGGTTGTTGTTTCCGAAACAATAAACATCGCCGATATAACTGCTGCTAGATTTCTTTGGGAACTGATCGATGACAGCCAAGATGGGAACTGGCAGCTTATAAACACCGCAACGACTAGTCCTTGGGTTTTGATTGAAACAGAAGCAACGCCCTCAAATTGGCAGATAATTGAAACTTAGAGGTGACTAATGGCGCTCGTTTTAAAAGATCGTGTAAAAGAAATTACGTCCACCACCGGTACAGGTAGCTATACACTATCTGGTGCGGCTACTGGGTTTCAGGCATTCTCGGTTATTGGTGATGGAAACACCACCTACTACACGGTCACGGACGGCACAGACTGGGAAGTTGGGATTGGGACGTATACGTCTTCTGGAACGACTCTCAGCCGTGACACGATCCTTGAAAGCAGCAACAGCGGGTCTGCTGTTAACTGGGGCGCAGGCGACAAGGACGCTTTTGTAACTTATCCTGCCGAAAAAGCTGTTGCTACTGACCTCACCCAAACACTCAGCAACAAGACGATAACTAACCTGATTTTTGATGGGGATTACACCGAGGACGTTTTCACCATTACTGACGGGGCTTCAGTCGACTTAGATCCATCTAACGGCACAATACAGCTATGGACCTTGGGTGCTTCTCGCAGTCCCACAGCAACTGGTTTTGGCAACGGGCAGTCGATGACGTTAATGGTTAATGATGGGACTGCTTACACGATCACTTGGCCTTCTGTTATCTGGACAACGGACTCTGGAATTGCGCCGGTTTTGAACACAACAGGCTTTACAACAATAGTGTTGTGGAAAGTTAGCGGCAGTCTTTACGGCGCTCGTGTAGGTAACGCATAATGCTAACGCGTAAACTTCAAGGTGCGGCTAAGTCGGATTCAGCGTTCGACCCCATGATTCTTGTATTTGACACTTCGCTCGGTGATAAAACAGTTGAAGTTCCTTTATTTGGGACCGTTAATTGCACAATTTATTGGGGGGACGGAAGTGTTGATACATACACGACGACTGGAACAAAGACACACGAATATCCGTTTGAAGGCCAATATTCAGCGCGTATTATCGGAACGCTTACTGGTTTTGGCGGCGGCGTGACTCGCCCCGAACTTATCAAGTGTTTGTCGTTTGGAAATATCGGCTTAACGTCTCTGGCGCAATCGTTTACTAATTGCGCCAACCTTACAGAAGTCCCTGACGCGCTACCTTCCGGTGTTACGTCTACAGCTAGCATGTTCGCTAATGCAACATCTTTCAATCAAAACATAGGTAGTTGGGACACATCTAATGTTACTGATCTGGGCTTTATGTTCAGTGGCGCAACAGCTTTTAATCAGAATATAGGTAGCTGGAACACCGCTAGTGTCACAAGGATGCAAAGCATGTTTAATGGCGCAACATCCTTCAATCAAAATATCGGAAGCTGGGACACATCCAGTGTTACAAATATGCAGACGATGTTTCAAAATGCAACATCTTTCAATCAAAACATAGGTAGTTGGGACACATCTAATGTTACTGATCTGGGCTTTATGTTTAATGGTGCAACAGCTTTCAACCAAAACATAGGTAGTTGGGACACGTCTAATGTTACCACTACACAAAAAATGTTTAATGGGGCAACAGCTTTCAATCAAAATATCGGAAGCTGGAACACAGTTAGTGTCACAAATATGTCAGAGATGTTTCGAGACGCAAGCGCCTTTAACCAAAACATCGGGGGCTGGGACACTTCTAGCGTTGCTGATTTCACCGGGATGTTTCGTAATGCGTCAAATTTTAACCAAGACTTAACGAACTGGTGTGTTGGAAATTACACATCCGCGCCGTCTGACTTCTCTACGGGGTCGTCCCTCACGGCGGGTAATCTGCCGGTTTGGGGGACATGCCCATCTCATGTAGCAGACGGATCGATAACATATATAGGGGAGGCAACAGGCACAACTAGCGCAACGCTTCCTGCACATCAGGCGGGCGATCTGATTCTAGGTTTTGCCTTTCGAGATGGGTCCAACACCCTACCAACCCAGCCTACTGGTTGGACACAGATAGACACGCGTTCACTAACAATATTTAATCCATCATCTGCTCGTGTAGGGTATAAAGTTGCCGCATCTAGCAGCGAAACGACAGGAACATGGACAAACGCATCGACAGTAATTTTTCTGGTGTATCGAGGCGTTAATATCGCAAATATCACAGAAAACTCCATCGATTCGGGCGGTTCTGGTACGACAGTTACCTATGCCGCTAATGGCTTTTGGCAAGGGCTGTCTAGGCTTATCGCGTTTGCAGGCCACCGAAGTACCAACACTTCGCTTGGTACGGCCCCCGGAGATTTAACGCTTATCGTTAACCCCGTAGATGCAACAGACGAGGCTGCTGCTTTTGAGTCTACCGTTGATAACTACGGCAACTGGGCAAGTACTAACGTCTCAGTTGGAGGCACGTCCTCTGGTTGGATAACTTTTGTCCTTCGGCTACGTGTTCCAATCACACTCGCACCATAAAGAGATGCCATGTATATCAAACTTACAAACAGCGTTCCAACGCCTTATACAGTTGGGCAGTTGCGCCATGACAACCCAAATACCAGCTTTTCTAAACAGCCGCCCGAGGAAGTACTTGCCGCTTTTGAAGTTTACCCTGTCAAGGTACTACCGCGCCCGCCCTATGATCCACTGACGCA